AGTCCTTTAGCATTGTGGCAACTTTCCTCGGGTTATAACCAAATGTGACCGCCTCCGATAGAATATCAAACGCAGCTTCACCCCCGCCAACCATAACGCTGTTGAATAGCGTACTCAATGGGCTGCCAGGCTGATTTATCCCTATCATCGCCGCGATCTGTTTCACATTCAAATTATGAATTCGCAGCCGATCAGGAATATCATGCAGCCCGCCCATTTCTAAGACCACCAAGTCGCGCGCAAATTCAGCCGACATTTCTATCGCTTGTAATTGCTGCTTGCTGATCTTATCCACAGCCAAGTCGCCGAACTTTTTCAACTCGTTCTCGATAAGAGGTTTCAGGTCGAGCAGCCGGCGGTTCTGATAAAACCAATTCTGTTCTGATATTTGTCCGGATTTAACTCGGGGAATATCTTTCTCCAGCTTATCCAAGTTTCTCCGAATCGCCTTCCAGCTCCCGGCATAAGCCCGGATCATTTCAGCCGCAACTCGGCGCTCTCCCGTGAGAAGTCCGTTTTGAAACTGCTCTATTACTTTATCTATAATGGCAGTGCGATCGTCTGGCATTAAACCGCCTCACCTCTGTCAAACGCTTCTAACAGCGCCTTCCCAATGCTTACACTTTCGCCTTCACTCTTTTTTTTCTCAATATCCGGATCATGTCCAAGCTCTTGAATGAGAGTTGCGGCGCTAACTCCCAGCTCCTTTTTCGTCAAAGCGGCTTGCGCTTCAGCAACTGGGTCTTTCGGCAACAACTCCTGCCAGTGCAAAGTGGTTAGGTTGTTGTCACCGTGTCCAGCCAGCGCCAAAACGCGGCGGTTCAGTTCAACGACCAACTCGCCATAAGTCACCCGCTTCGCCTCTGTCTTTTCTATCAGAGGTTGATATAAAATTTCCAGCGCAGTACCGCTCAACGTTCCAACACTTTCCAGCTTCCCGGTCGCAACCTCTGGGATTCTGGACAGCTCGTGTATTAGCTCTTTCATCTCCCGGTGCATAGTTATCGAGGACGAGAGATCACTCTGCATTTCGAGCACCTTATATTCCGCTCCAACAGGCAAAAGCAAGGTTTTATCGGGACCGAATTCAATGTCTTCGGTGTTGCTTATTCCCGTTATAAACGTTTTTGGATATGCGTGAAATCGCAATATTTTTAGAATTGAGGATAAAACAAAATTAGACTTATCAACGACTTCAATGAGGTCGTCCTCAATATCACTCATGCCCCAAAACTCGTTCGGCGCAATCATGTTCTGGCAATATAGCACAGGAGGGAATTCATAAGGCCAAATCTGCTCACCGATCGTGCGCCAGTTGCCAGACCTGACGTCTCCTCTCTGGTCTGTAATTATCCAGCGGACTCCGTCTCGCTCAATGATCTGCCGAATTCCAATAGGTTCGCCCAATTCGTCCAGCGACGGATATTTGATCTCGTACGCGGTCACATTCTCGATGTCATCCTCTGCCAACGTGACCGAGACCGTTTCCGGGTCTACCACTATCACCCGAGGAAACTCCATCCCTGGATTCCATTGCAGTTTCACAAATGCCGTCCCGCAAACCCCACCGTTCGTAGCAAGTTTTTGCAGCGTGCTCATTTTGTGGTTCGCCTGCCAAAACGCGCGCAAGTATTGTTCCTCGGCGGTATCCTTTCCCTCTTTCAAGCTAAAGCCGATTTCTTTTCCAAACAGAAACGCAACGCCTTTGTCGACAAACAATTTGGCGAAGTTCTGTCTAACCGAATCATCGTAACCGTCCGAAGCCCGCTTCAGGGGCTTTTCCCCTTCCCCGTAGTAGATTTCCCAGCGCCGGCGAAACGCCGTTAGGCGGTCCTGCTCGCTCATTCTCGCGGTATTTTGAATTGCTGTATAAATCGCATTTTGCATAATGTCAGCCGCCTTAATTAACCAAACTCGGAATCATCTTAACTCGACGATCGTCAACCAACTCGGTCATCGCCCACACTTTGGCGTCCAGCCGGTTAGGGCTCGATTCACCGGGAATCCACATACAAAGTTCGTCCTCTAAGCGGGGGAAGTACCCTACATGGTGGTCCCGCCCCTGCTCTGCAATAGCGGCGATAGGTTCAGCTCGGGTTGCTTTGCCCCTGCTCGCCCAAACCAATTTGACGTTCACTTTCGGGTCAACTTGCTTGATCACAGCCTCAACCATATCACCGCCATTGTTTTTTTCTGCCACGATACAATCCGCTTTGTGCCGGTGATAAGCCGCAACAGCGGCGCTTGCCCATTCCTGTGGCGTTCCGTTCCGGCTGTCATCTGCCAATGTATAGAACTCCTGTTTGCCGTCTTTCCATACCGTGCCGGCGGTTATAACCCCAGCCTCGTCCCCGTCCGCGCTTGCTGTCGGGTCAACACCCACCACAATGCGGGTAAGGTCAGGAAATTTAGTCACTCTGCTTTCGTCAATCCGCCCGCGCGTCCACAACGCACCAGGCACCTCGTCAACATCCTCTGCTAATATTTCTTGCCGATATGCCAGCGCGGTCATGTCGTTCGTTATTTCGTCCAGCGCAGTCTTATCCAGATATGGATTCTCGTGGCTCGAAAATGTAAAAGTTGCCCATCTGCCACTTGTATCAGCAGCCGCGCGTTTGAATAGCTTTGCCGCGTGCTGCGGATCATTCGCCTTACTTGCGGAACGAGAATGCAACGAGGGCGGCGTGTAAATAAATACCGCATCGCCGTTGTTATCCAGCAGCATAGGCGCACCAACTGTGTTCCAGGTATCTTCGTTCATCAATTGCCATTCGTCCAGAATAAGCAGGTCAGCATAATCGCCTCTCAACGAATCGGCATTGTAGGCCGTTTTTGCTTTTATGCGTTGTTCCGTTCCTGTTAGTTCGATAATGTGATCCGTTTCGTTTTTGTAAAATATATCGGCATCGATCGCCGGCGATAATGCCCGCGTCACTTCAACCCAAAACCTGCTGAGTTGGTCAGCCGTTGGAGCGGCATAGAGAACGCGCCTGCCGTCCAGAAATTTCTCGACTGCATAGATCGCCATGCCAACCGTCTTGCCGCCTCGCCTGCCAGCCCGAATGACCTTGCGCTTTGCCGGCGATTCAATAAATGCTATTTGCGCCGGATGTGGATTTGGCAGGACGATCTCATATTGCCTACTCGGCACTCGTTTTTCTGTCTGCATATTTGACGATCAGCTCAATCGGCGCACTATCCGCTCCAGTCACTTCCTGCCGCTCAACGTAACCTAAATGCTTACCGAGTGTCTTCAATGCGAACGCCAGAGCCCACGGCTCTTTATTCAGAATTGCAGACTTGAACCCCATTTCTGCAAGATCAACTAATGCAGCGCGTTCAGATAGCAAAGCATCTTGCACCGTGCTATAACGTTTTGCATAATTTCTAATAGTGTCAGGATGGCAACCCAAAAGACGCGCAGCGCCAGTTGGCGTTTGCGCTTTCTGAATTGCTTCAACAACCTGCTCTATCTTAAATTTCTGCTGTTTCACATTCGGCTTCTATGTTATGAAATTAGAGCGGACGGGTCGGACTTGCACCGCCAGTTTTCTCATTGGATTGAGACGCGTTATCTATTTCGCCTCGCCCGCGTTTTGGATAAGGTTTGCGCAATGGCTCAATTTGTTTGCGCATATCATCGTCAGGTGGATATAAATATTTATATTTTTCTGTTCCAGTTACTACTTGGGCTTTTTTGTCAATATGATTTTGCAAAAAATCGATACTTGAAGTTCCATAACGCGCATTTATAGTTCTCCTGTGTACTAAGTTTCCGTTGATTAAAATTCCCCTTTCATTAGCAAACTCACCCTCATAAACCCAATTTGTAGCTTGATAAATTCCGCCAAGATGCCCTTGATTGGAATCCGCATAACTTATGATTAAACGCAACCCCGGGTTAGAAGATTTGAGCATTTTTATAGATAACGAAAGCATTTTAGATACAGGCGTCTCATGACTTCTTAATGCGACGCGGGTTAATTCACACGCCTCTTGAACTTCTAATTTGTAAGGTGAACTCATGTATCTATTGGCGCCCATCGAAAATATAATGGCACCAATGAACTTCTCATTCTCCCAAACACCAATCTTTACTGATTTACCAGCGGGCATACTCTTAGAGTAGTGCCAATGCTCAACTGCGTATTTTGCGGCTTTATATGAACACCAGTCAAGTTTTAATTCTGTCATTTAGGTATAAACTCACATCCACATTCGGGACAGGTTACTTTTGCTTTTTCATCTAATCTGCCCTGTTCGTCAATTCCAACAGGCTCAAAATCAGGAGGGATAATTCCCTCTTTAGCGCCAATCTCTACAATTAATTTTTGAACGTTTTCGTTCTCAGATTCAATCCCCGCAAACAACTCGTCCAACTTCTGCTTATCCGTTGCCGCCATTGCCGCAATCGGGTCAAGTGTAGCCAGCACCAGGGCTTCCTCGTCTTCGCTCACGTCCACGTAAACAACTGGAATGGTCTTCTGTCCTTCACGTGCGGCAAGTTGGCACCGTAAATGCCCGTCTATTAGGTTGCCAGTACGTTTGTTGATTATCACCTGCTGAACCCAGCCAACCTCTTCCAGTACACCCTTCAGCGCGTCCTGCTGACTTAACGGGTGAATCCGCCAGTTACGCGGATTGAACATAATTTGGTCTAATTGCTCTTCACCTGAGCCGACGATGCGATTTTTTATCTTCCCCATCTAATCCGTCCCGCCCAGCCACGTTTCATGCAGCTCACCGTCGATCTCGTCCACGCGCTCGCGCAATGCAGCGATCTCCGCCTTGACCGCCATGAGCTCTGCCAGCAGCAGCGTGTACGGGCTGTCAGGCGGGGTGCGCAGCCATTCGCGGGCTGTTTCGTATTGTGAAGTGCCCGTCGCTGCCTCGTATTGTGAAGTGCCTGTCATTGCTCGACCTTACCATCCGCGTTCCCACATATCGCATCCAAACGTGCCGTGAGCTCACCGACCTGTTTTTCAAGCTCGCGAATACGCTTATCTTTGTTGTTGACCAGCTTGCTCAATTTGTCGACCTCCAGCCGCAGTTCGTCGTTCT